ACTTTAAAATCATTAGGCATTAAAGGTGAATGTATAGATGTGAAAGATGATATACATTTTGAAAAACCTTTTATTCCTGGGTTATTACCTGGAGATTTTTGCACATATATCTTTCAATACCATATTTAGGACTTTAAAAATGAAAAAAGTAATTCCGAACCAAACATACAATATGCACGAATTAGGTGTTGTATTAAAGGGCTATCAAATTAATAACGCTATGGAAAAAGCCTGGACTGAAATTCATTCTAAAGTAAAACCCTTTAAAGGCGATTTACAAAAAGAAATGGAAGTTATTACTAGAAAAAACATTATCGAGGGTAACTATTAATGAAATTATCTGAAGTCAAAAAATCAATAGTAGTCGCACTTATGAAAAGTGTGACTACTAAAAATGAAAAGAAAGCTATTAATATTTCTAAAGATGTTGAAAGACAAATTGAAATAGTAGGTAAATTTTTAGAAAATAAATTTCTTATTGAATGTCTTACAACTGCTGAAAATTGTTTAAACGATCCAAAAAAGTTTGATTCTATTATGAAAGATTTTAAACCTTTTAATGCAAAATTTAGTGAGCAAATAGAAGATGGATAAAAAAGAAGGTCAAAACTTAGCTTTAACTCTTTTTCGTAAAGATTTAGATAAAAATGATGTTGTTACAACATTAATGAAATCTGACGTACCAGAATCTACTGCTTATAGATGGGCAAATAAAGCCTATGAAATCTATGAATGGGAAACTGAAGGAAATGAAAAAGACGATCCAAAAAAGAGTAACGAACTCAAAGCCCTGGAAACTATTTATAAAGCTATGAAATGGGCTGAAACAAAACAAGAAACTGAATTGGCTGTCAGATATGCCAATTTATATATCACTAACAAAAAGAGGTTAAAAAAATGAATTTAACAGAAGAACAAAAAAAGCTATTGTGTGATCTCATCGATGGATATGCTTATCCACGATTTTTAACTTCATGCGACCCAACAGTAGATACTGAAGGTGTATGGGATAGAACAAAAGAATTTTTAGAAATTCGTCAAGTTTTAGAACCCGATCCAAACTTTGATATAGAAGATGAAGATACTTATCCCCCACACTTCCAACATGGCTACTGGGAACACGATGATTTTGACAAATTAGATGGAAAGGTAGTTAAAGACTCTGATAAAATGTCGATCCATCAATTTGGTTACGAAATCTTTAATATGTTTAAACATGACTGGCCTGATGAAAATGACTTCAGCAATACAGACTATTATGCGTGTAATTTTAACTTGTTACTTTCTAAAATTAGAACAATACGAAAACGTGCTGACACACTTAAAGAACTCGTATGGATATTAAGAGGAACTAACGTATTAAACATCATAAAGGAGGTTTAAAAATTATGAAAACTGAATACAAAATCTACTCACGATCCAAAGTAGAAAAATTAGTAACTGACTTTATCGAGGAGCATAAAATTTATGCACAATATGGTAAGGATTCAGAAGGATTATTTAATGTTCAATTTTTAGTGGAGGAAGAAAATGATTTCTAAACAACACTTAGCAATAGGAATTCTTAATACAGTTATCTCTAACTGGGAAGATACTTTTCCTATGCTTCACGAACATCCTAATTTAAAAAAGGATTTAATTTACATAAGAGATTTACTTCAAGATAAATACTTAAGAAAATTAAAAATCGCTGAGTGTCATATGTATTACGTTCTTATGAACACCTATGAGGTTGACTTAGCACATGATTTAGAGAAGATTCAAAAAGCTATTCAAGATATTGGAAAGGACTTAGTACACCAAACCGCCTTAACAAGTGCAACTTTATTAGATTCATTTGGTAATGAAGAACTTGAGGAGAGAGATCTTGAAATTATGCAAGACTGTGTAACTAGATTAGAAAATTACTTAGACCCTTACATTCCAGAGGAGAAAACAAATGTCTGAAGTATTACAAGCACTAAAAGAAGCTAAAGAAATTGTTGATCGTTTATTAGATCAATATCCTATTGGTTCTACTAGTAGAAGAATTGAACTGAATAATGATTTAAAACGTATAAAGGATCAAATAACAATTATAAAAAGTTTTTTAGAACCTTTTACTGTTGCAGAGTTAGAGAATATGGAGAAAGAAAATGATTGACAATCCCGTACCAGATATTGTTATGGCTGAAAAAGAACAGTCATATATATCTGAACAATTCCATGAACATTGTAGAGATACAGCTATTAATGAAATTGCAAAACCTGGTAATCTCGAACCAGATTTTTATGATGATTTTATTGAATGGTATGTAGATTTATGTAGTGAATCTGATGATGGCTATTCATTAGTAATAAATCCAAAAGAACTTATTGATGATTGGTGGCATAAAAATAAATATATCTATAACGTACCAACACCTTATACAATTAAAACTAATGACTAAAACAATTATTGAACAATTAAAAACTATTACTGAAACAATAGAAGATTTAATTGAAAAAGAAACAACAACCTGGTACCCAGATAGAGAATTACCAGGAAGTAGCTTAACTAATTTAGAGGAAGTTTATGAATTACTTGAAAACATAGTTAATTACGAACCAACAGATCAGGAAATGATGAGTTCCTTCGGTACTAAATGGCATGATGGATTATGACTAAACTACTGCTAACTCTTTAAGTTGTTTTTTAAATTCTAAGCAACGCTCCATAAACATAATTTCTGAGCCTCTAACTTCAAGATTATTCATTAATCTTAGTTGGGGGCTTCCACTTCTCCTGGCTATACATACCAATGCCTGGTTACATTCAATACCTGTAATTTTACGCAACGCATAATTATACGCACCAAGTTGATGACAATAATTAGTTAGCATTTCTTCCGATCTTACCTCTTTTGATGTTTTCCAATCACATATAGTTAACACTCCATCAACATCTATTAAAGCGTCTGCCGTACCAGCATAGCCATATTCTCTATCATATACACTGAACTCCACCGCATGAATGGCCGTTACTCGTTCCAATATGAATGATCGTAAACCTCTTGCGTAGCCTGACGCACTCCAACTAACACGAGGTGCGGTTTCGGCTGCTTTCGATAAACCCCATTCCGTAACTTTTCTTGGACAACGATCCAATTCATCTTTTCCTGTTCGCCAACTTCCTCGTTTGTTTGCATTGTGTCGGGCAATCTTCGCTCCAGTTTTGAGTAGATACTCTGCATGAGCATGAGCAAGCCTACCCCTTTCACAAGCCATGTCCCTTTCATCCGCTGATCCTTCCTTTTCAATCCAACGCTCCAAAGCATCTTTTTGTTCCTGTGGTGCTGTTTCTTTTAGTATATGAGTTACTGAATGATATATATTTTTCTTATTATCTCGATATATACGATGTGGATATATAGTGCCTGAATCATCACGTTCCAATGTCCAACGTCTTAAGCCTGCTAACGCTCCATGCTTTTGTAATGTCCCCATGAATGGTTCGTAGATATACGTTCCCATTTTTATAATACCTTAAATAAATTAGTTTGCAATACCTTTAATTTCTATGATGTTCAAAACGTGCTGACCTGGAAGCTCTAACAGCTATACTGGCACTCTCATCAATTCTATAAAGTGGACAAGGTGTAGAAAATATATATTCTTTTTCCTCGTAAATATTGCCATCAATCATGCAATCTGTTATAACACAAAAATTTTCATGAGGATTAAATATATCTATTAATAATAATATGAAGTCTATATTTGAACTCCAAACTCCCTTATTTCCTGCTTTATATTTAAGCAACCACTCTACCTGAATATGTGAGTACTTACGACTAAAATAATTTTTTAAAGCATAAGGTAATTTAGAAATATGAATACGTTCATCTTTTAAATCGTAGTCAAAAGGATGAATAAACCAGTATCCTTTCCTAGCGGGTTGTCCTTCTAAAAATAATACAGATTTGTTTGATTGAATAGATAATTCTCTAGCTTTTTCAGTCTCATCTAAAGTAAAACTTCTTCCTTTTACCTCGGCATAACTATTAAATTGTGGTAAGTAAAAATCAGGTAAATATTTTCCAGCTTCACCTAAATCAAAACCTTCAGGTTCGTACTCAAATTCAATTCCAGCTTTATCAAAAGCAACCATCCATCTTGCTTCTGTTCTAGATCTACAAAGATAACCTTTGTAGTAAGTTTCGATAGATTTAATCATAGAAAAAGAGGGTCATAAGACCCCCTATGAATGGCGATTTATTCC